TCGGGGCGCTGATATCGGCGATCCTGATCGGCTGGCTGATTGCGGCGGTGCTGCCCAGGTTACCATGAGAAGCCAGGTTGAACAAAGCCACGCCGTCGGACATGGTTTTGGTTGTGCTGGTAAGCTGCTCATAGGCTAGTTTATTCACTTTCCGCAAACAGGAGTTTGTCAGCATCCACGGTAAGCGCTGGAAAAAACCGACATCGTCATTGACCATGGCCTGCCAGTCCAGAGTGAACTTGCCGCCATATACTTTCAGTTGAACCTGTTCTTTGCGATCGGCAGCCAGCAGCTGGCCGAAAGCGGAACCGGAAGGAACTTCCTCGGCGGTCGCAATGCCGGAAAGCTGGGGAACATCCGCAATCTTGAAATCCGAGATTGAGGACTGTCCGCACCATTGCCGGTAGGTCAAATTAGCCTCTTTATAGGCGATGGTTTTGATCTTGTTGGTCACGTTGGAAAGGATATTGGTAAAATCACCGCTGGAATTGCCCAGCGCGCGCTGGATAATTTCGGTTTTATTCCACATCCCACGGACGGAAACACCGGCATTTTCCAAGCATTCCTTGGCCAGGTCCACAAAGGACATCGCAAGGCCGCCATTAGAGCGGATTTTGTCAGCTTCGGGAACGTGTTTTTCTTGCAGCTTGCTGGTTAATACACCAGAGCGCAGGGTCATGGCATCAGTGGCAAAGCCGCGAAATTTGTCAGTCGCGTCTTTATTCACAGTGACAACGCTCTGCACGGCGGGAGCCGGAGCTTTGCGGGCTTTATCCAGGAAATACGAGCGGACGGTTTCCAGGGTGGCACCGGTTGAAATGAAATCCGCAGCTTTGGCAGGTTCGCCGCCAATGGTGCAGAGGTTGGCAATTTCCCGGGCGCTGTTTACTTCAACGGCGGGAGCCGGAGCAACGGGAGCGGCGGGGGTTTGTTCGACCGGAGCAGAGAAATCCGCAAAATGTTTGCGCATTTCAATGGCAGCGGAGTTTTTGTCAAAACGCTTGGATACTTCGTCCCAGATTTTCCGGGCATCGAGTCCAGCGCCTTTCAAAGTTTCGATTAACTTTGATAAATCCATAATTCCTCCAGGAATCGTTAAGTGGTTAATAAACGGATTGTTTGATTCAATAGCTCAGTACGCGATTTTAATTGAGATAGTTCCGCCTCCTTTTCGGTAATTTGGCTTCTTAGTTTTTCGATATCGTTTTTGTTAATTTGCAAACCGGAATCTGATCGAATCTTTGAATAGAAATCTGCTCCAATTGGGGTTTGAGATATTTCTTTTGGCTGCCAGCGGACGGCAATGGAGCATGGCCCGATAAACTTCCGGCCACTCTCCGAGGTCCATTCCGCTCCCTGTTCAATCCACTGCTTCACGGTAACCACGTACCCGATAGAAACATCCGAGGCGTGTCCGTCCTCTACCAGTGCCAAGGCTTCGGAGGCCCGCACCGTCCGTCCGTAATTCAATGTTCCGGTAAGTATATCATAATCGCCATCCTTTTCCTTTTTAATATCGGAGGCGCTGCCGAGTTGATCGGCGGTATAGTCCCGGTGATGAGAATCAAGGAATGGCATCCGCTCCGGGATATCGCATCCGTCCATTAAGAGGACTTCCTCAACCACGTCCCAGCGTTCCCAGTCAAACACCTTCACGCGGTTTTCAGTAGCAAATACAGCCCTAACGCTTCTGGTTTTTGCGTCAAATGTTTGTGGTTTTACCGGAATAGTCCTGGTAAATAATCCAAGTTGCTGCAGGCGGTTGGTTAAATCTGGTTTCATTCCTTTACCTCGTTTGATAATTGCGTTTGAGTTTGAATATCCATAAGAGAATCAAGAGCGATTCCCAGCTCGGAGGCGGTTTCGTGTTCCTTGGCTTTTTGTTTGAATTCTTCCAGCCAGTCCTTTCCGCGCGCCGTGTAATAATCCTTGAATGAAAGCATAGAGTTTTGTAGCCGCACCCTGTCAGCGCTGGCATCTTTAAGCGGGTCGATATATTCCCGAGGCTGGGCGGTGAAGGAGGCCAGATACATATTTTCGACATTCCCGATATTTTTGGGAACAATGATCCGGCCCTGCATTATTTCCCACCAAACAAATTTACGGTAAACTTCCATTACGGAATTATTTATAAACCATTTTTGCAATGATTCAATATGCCGATTATCGTCCTGGTCCCCAAAGCGCTGCGATGAAAAGTTCCCTCCGCTGTAATCCTTGGCTATTTTCTCATAGGAAATTTCCAGGGTGGCAGCAATTAGCTGCATAACGAATTTTGCAAATGGAATAAAAGTATTCCCCGGACGTTTCGGGTCCACAACTTGAATACTGTCAGCATTCGGTATTTCAAAAACCGTACCGATTCCGATTTTACGAATACGGTTCCCGCTGGATTCATACTCTGAAGTAGCTCCTGACCCGGAAGCGTTTTCCGCTCCGTGGAAACGATTAGTCCCACCCGTCCCCGATGAATAAACAACGGATAGGCACGCCTGGATCTCAATGGAATAAAGTTCCGCCTCAACTGCCCGATGGATGGTCTGTAAAAAACCAAGGCACGGAGCAAGCCAAGGTTCTCCCCGGACCTGGCCGGGGCGTTCCTCAATGAAGGTGTGGATTATTTCATCGGCGGCAATCGGCACGAATTTAGAAGGATCGGAATACGAAAAAATGGTTTGTCCACTTTGACCAAAATGATATTTTACCGGCTTCCCGTATTTGGAGGATTCAATTCCGCCAACAATTGGATTAGTTCCAGAGTAATTATTATAAGCCTCATCCAGCCGGTCCGCTTCGACGGATTCAAGTTGCAAAAATTCAGAGTCTGGATTTTTTACAAAGTGCCAGATATGTTCCCCACCGTCAAAAAGCTGGCCTACACCCTGGCGGCAAAAGTCATCAAATGATTTTTTCCCCCGGACATCGATATTATTTTTCTGGCAAAAAATATCCCAGCGTCTTTCTATCTGATCGTTGAGATCGGAAAGGGAATTCCCGTCTTTATCAACAACTGCGGCCTGTAAGTTAAAACCTTTTCCACAAAGGTACGCTTGCAGCGCTCTTTTTGCGCTCTTGGCGATTCCGGAATTTCGGCAGGCTTCACGGGTATATTTTCTGATGTTCTTAATGGCTCCGTTTGTGAGTAGTTCCTCGTTTGCGTTTCCATCAGATACCACCTTTCCGGAGGTAAAACGATTCGTTTTAGAGGCATCATACCCGCGAACATTTGTCAAAACATTGCGAGCGTAGGATCTTTTAAGCCCCGCAGCCGGTGAAAATATGGAAATCGCCCGATCCAAACCGGCACCGATCCGATCGATGGCGCGCCCGGAGGTGGTCCCAATGCCTTTTAATACTCCGGGGATTGGGTTTGTAATCGGCATTAATTGTAATCCCGGACGAATTGAGAGGTGATTCCGTGGGCATCGCGCTCCGCTTGGCGTTCAAGATTGCGGGCGGTTGTTTGAAGGGTGGCAAGAGTGGAAACCGGATTAAATTTTTTTGAAGTTCCATTGGCGGAAGTGATTTCAGACACGGACAAATCAGCGTTATTTAAAAAATCTGTAACGCCCTTTGTCTGTAACGCGGCCAAATCTGCGGAAGATAATGCCATTTGTGTCCTTTTTTAATAAACATAAAGACAAATATGGCATTATCAAAGACAGGTTGGATAGAATCTATCCAATATTGTCCTAAACGGCTAATTTAGGACAATTTAGGGTTAAACGTAAATACACTCGGTGCGCTTTCCACAGAGGCGGCATTTCCACCAAGTAATATCGCCAATCGTTTTTACCTTGCACCCGCTGGCAGATCCGCAGGCAGGACACCGTACGCGGGGAATAACCAGGCGGCCCTGTATTACAATTTGTATCCTGGCGGTTTTATATTTTTCGGTTTCAATATTCATCCAAGAAAGTTCTCCCCACCGGAAAGCCATCCACCATCCTGATCATGGTTAAAAATACTTGCCTGTTTCCTTTCCTCTGGTTGCGGCTCTGGCCTCCTAACCGGCTCCGGCTGTTTCTGGAATGCCATGTTCTGCAGGCGTTCAAGTCCACACATTCCAGCCATGGCAGCCGCTATTTTTTCGGCATCAAGGAAATGATTACCGTACTGGCTATCTACAACCACCCAATCGATAAAGGTTCTCCCCTTAGAATCCTTCTTTTCCTGTGGGATCTCCCCCGATATACCACGGACGTAATACTCCTCGGCGTTATCCGGGATAGTCCATCGGCCAGGGGAGTCGGTCCGGGACTTAAATTTTTCCACAACCATTGATTTCCAATAGGGATCGTTAATATTCCAGAGCACTATCCCGCCGTTTTCTACACGTTTCCCATCAACCCCGGAGCGGGTCATGGTGGTAGAATACCATGGAGCGCCGGTTTTCTGTCCCTTGATCGGTCTAATGCTATCTCCATATTTTTCTTGCATCATTCCACACCACGAATAAACATTGGCCGTATCCCACCCGGAATCTACCCCGGCCAATACTACCCGCTGATTATTCCCGGATTCGCCCCGGTAAATGGTATTAAAAATTAAACCCTCCAATTCAACCACCGATCCGATTACACCATAGGCCACGCACCGGGACCGCCCACCGGCCCCCCATGCGCGGATCACGTAATATGCCTGGCCGGGGTGGATGTCCACTCCGGCGGTCATTAGCCGGGACCATGCGGGGACCGTTTTTAATTCGTAAGGTTCGCCGATTTTTTTCCGCAGCTGCTCCCATTGGTACTGCCGTTTATTTATTTCAAATGTTTCAGCCAGCCATGAATTAATAAAATTCTGTAAGGCGTTATCAAGTTCAGAGCGTAAAAACTCAGAGGCCATTTGCCCGAGAGTAACCACCGGGGAATAAAAGCTGGCCAACTGTAGATGCAAACGCTGTTTTGATTTTCCCGGAGTAAAAACAATCTGCATCGGCTGGCCAGTTGCTGCCAGTTCAGCCGTTTCCGCCCATACCCCCAGGCGTATCATGGACCGTTTATCACCGTCCTCAATCCGCCCCCTGCAGTATTCGCATTCATACCACGCGGTTTGATATGCGAGATCCCGATCACTCTTTGCCCCGGTCTTTTCCCATTTCAACTGCGAAAAATGCAGATAAAGCATTTTTCCACAATGCGGGCACGGCACCCAATATTTTAATTTTTGATTTGATCCAGTTTCCAGACGCTCCATTTCGCAGACACCGACAATAGTAGGAGTTCCCTCAAAAATTATCTTTGTATCCCAAAAACCCTTAATACGCTCCCGGACCAGGTCGGTAGCCCGCGCCTCCCGGCTCTTTTCCTGTGACCATTTGCTCAGCTCCGTGCCAAAAACATACCGGCAGGGCCTGCCGCCCATCGTAGTAGGGGATCCGGACCATGCCATATATGTCATGCAGTCCCCGAAGTCTGGCCGTTTAACGTCACGCCTGGGCTTTGGGAGCAACCGGCGGGCCAGTTCCGGGATAGTTTCGGCGGTGGCCATGATCTTTTCCCGGCTTATTTCATCCGCTTGGCTCTCATCGGCGGCCACAAACATCATAGGGGATGGGTCAGTCATGGCAATTTTGGCTGGCAAAGATGAGGTAATGGTAGTTTTACCAAGCTGGGTAGCCCATTGCAGGTAGATTTCCCGCACCTCAATGTCATCGAAAGCCTGTAAAACCCCCACCTGGTAGGGAAAATTGTTTCGGTTATAGAATCCGGGATAGGCAGATAGGCGTTTCGGGATGCTGATATTTTGCTCAAACCAATCAACGGAAGAAATTTTAGGCCGAGGAAGCCACTTCCGGCGGATAGCCTCCGGTATCTCCGCCTGCATGCATCCTTCCGGAATTGGGAGCGGTTTAAAAATAGCATCGACTTCAGAGGACTGGCCAAGATCCTCACTTTTGGCCACCTCTGGAATATCGAGTTTTTCTGGCGCTTTTATTTCTTTACTTTTCTTCGGTTTTTTCATCGTTAATCTTATCAGCCTCTGATAAATATTTTAAAAGATCATTCGTTTTTATTTGTGCCTCTTCCAAAAATCTGGCACGGTATGCCTCCGGAACAAACATGGCTAACTGGTGGGGGAGGTCTTGGATCTGGCGGCTGGCAGTGCTTACGTGTTCCCCAAGGCTCCGTAGTATCTCTTGGCGGTCCACTAAGCGCTTCTCCTCCTCGGCTATTTTCATCTCTGACCGGATGGCATCAGCGGTCAGCTTCCGGGCGCGGGCGGCATCCAGTTCCTGAGCCTGCGGGGTTACGGGATTCCGAGGGCGGCCAGCCGCGCTACCGTGCTCCGCAGCGTACTTTTCATCGGCCTTCTTTTTTGATCGGTATAGCCAGCCGCATATTTTTAAAACATTATACCACCGGGTATCGCTCTCCGGCTCCGGGAATCCACCATGCTTTTGCCAGTTAAAAATAGCGGCATGACTTACCCCGAGCGATTGGGCCAATATAAGCCCCGACACCTGCGGGCCCGGGTCCGGTTTCGCTGCGGACATCTCTGAGATCCGGGAGAACTCCGCAAGGATGGCAATCTCCATCCGGGTAAACGGGCGCTTATCCTTGGCCTTGGATCGGATGCGGTTAAAAACAACGGCCAGAGATTTTAAAACCTTGCTTTCATCCATTGTTTATTTGGCCTTTGAATTTATTAATTAACCCGCCAGCCGCATTCCGGAACCCGCCCATATTCTTTTTTGATTTAAACTCAATCTGCAAAATTATATTTGACGCCTCAACGATTTCATCCGATTCATTTTCTTCTACCTCGTCAAATCCACAAATTAAAGGTACACCCATATCATCCAGTTCCTCTTTTTCATAATCGGAGGAAAGCAAATCAAAATCCCACTCGCCTAATTCCACATTATCGCGGATAGCCCTTTCCCGTTGTTCCTTCACGCTCAGTTTTTCAATTATACACGGAACCTCTTTCAGTCCGATTTCCCGCGCCGCCCGCAGCCGCATATTGCCAGCGTAAACCACCAACTCCCCAGAGGCATTATTGGCCAGGCATGGCCGGGCATGGAAATAGCCGGGGAGGCGCTTTAAAGAATCGCATAGCTTTTTAAAATTGGTATCCTTAATCGTTCTCGGATTGCGGTCCAGTAGGACCAGCTTCTCAATGGGGACATATTCAATTTTGGCGGTGTAGGTTTCAGCCATTGTGTTTACCCACACCTTGAATGCGCGGATCAATTCCCGCTAATATAGGGATTGGCCTAAGTAATTCTTTGTATGGCACCGATAACCGTATAGAAATTGCTCTACACATTTTTTTACAAAATAGATCAAACTCATTATTGCTTATTTTGCCATACTCTGGATTAATCTCATACCCTGTTTCCTCATTCCAGATCGTCTGCGTTTGTAATTTATCCATTGTATTTACTCCACAACTGCCCACATTCCCGGTGCAAAGCCTTTGCGGCCAGAATTGTTTT